CCTTAGTTATGCCTACCTGTCGTTTATCTATCAGGGGGCATCTAAGAACCGAACCGGCGACAACCTTGAGGCTCAGCTGGTGCTGTCGGTAAATGAGATCAGCACAGGGCTGGCGCGTGAGGCGGTTAAAAACAAATATCAAGTGCGCGTGTATTCCGCTGTCATGAACACGGACGGCACAGTTTCGAAAGTCCTAACGACTGAGGAATGGATGGCGACATCCTTGTCCTACGACAATGAAACGCTGGAAATTGTTTTGAGCAGTGCCATTGATGCGGTCGGCGCCAATGCTCCAACACGTATTTTGACTCGTTCAATCGTTGGTCATTTACCTGTGACTGGAAGCATTAACACTCAGTGATACATCCGCACGACCTGATTGGGATGCGTTACCGGCTTGGTGCAAATCCTGAAAAGCATGGTGCCGCCGATTGTTTGACCTTGGCTAAAGCAGTTTTAGCCTGGCATGGAATTGATACACCTGAAGGTCAGAGCAGTTGGTATCGGAGGTTAAAACGTGGTGACACAGGGATATTCAAAGAAGAACTAGAACGTTGGGGCAGAGTTATCGATACGCCTAGAATTGGTTCAGTTGCCCTTTGTCAATCCGCCTACGGATTGGGAATGGCTAGTTATTTTGATGGCGGGTGGATTCACTTCGACGAGTCGGCGGTCAGATGGAGCCCATCAGGCGCCCTTCCGGTCGTCGCCTGTTATTGCCCTATGAACTTGATTTGTGTGATTCTTTAGGAATTACGCCGGATGAGTACTGGGAATTTATATTTGCTGCCCAAGAACACGTAAAAGAACGGGGGAAGGAATACGCAAACGTCCCTGATGTCAGAAATGACCCGGTGACAATAGCCATCAACATTGTCATCGGCATTGCCTTGACGGCTATCGGTCAAATGTTGGCACCAAAGCCAAGAACAGATAATCGAGACCCTAGACGTCTAGATATTGCAGGGCAGGGAGGAAAAACACGTTACACCCGTTCAAACAACTTTGACAGTGTTCAGCAGCTTGCAAATTTAGGCGAAACTATTCCTTTGGTATTTGCGGATTACACCGTTCGCAATCAAGGGCAGTCAATTGAGACACAATATGGCGGCGTTCGAATTGATTCGGCATTGCTGCATTCTCAGATGCTAAGCGGTGGCAACAATCAGCTTCTTTATGCCGTAATGACAATGGGCATGGCTCGCCTGGGTAGTAAACCCGATTACGACGGTTTTGCCATTGGTGATCTGCTGCTGCGTGATTTCAACCCAGAACGAAATGCTCTTTATTTTGCCGACCGTCTAGACGATACAAGCAACAGAATTGCTAACACTGACCAATACAGTCGAAGCAAGCTAGCTGTTCCTGACACCACAGACGCATTCAGCGTCTGGTGGCCACAATCAGGCTCATGGAAAAAGTATTTTTGCGGCACAAAAACACCTTCTACCAAGATTCAGTTTGGTTGCTACTCGCCGATCTCTAATGGCCACATGTATTTGCTCCCGATGGAGCTAGTCATGGTGCCGGCTGGGCGTTCACAGATTAGAAAAGACAACAAAAAAAAGAAAGAAAAGCTAGGGACTGCTTATCCACGGTTGTGCGGAATTACCAAGCAGGATGGCACTAAGGTCATTTACAAAGTGCTCGGTGCCAAGACCGAAGCAAATCCAGAAGAGTACAAACCGTGGGGGCTGACTGACGTTATTGCCGCACAAAACGAAATCAGAACTTTTGCTGATGAGTCATTACAGCCAAACCAGGAACTAATGCTCGGGGCTGGTGTTGTAGGTCGCGTTACCAAAAGATTAGATGCAGGGATATGGGACCCATTCGACGAAAAAACCTTTTCTTACGAAATAAAGCTTGACGAAAATGTTCAGATTGACAAAGGCCAAAGTTTAATTAAAAACGATTCTTCAGAAGGTGGAGGTTTCCCATGGGAAAGATCCGCGGTGCAGCAGGTGGCCATTGCCAATTTGACCAATAGTCGTCCATGTCACGCGACAGAGATCGGAATCAAATCCGAGGTATGGCGTCAAATGACCGGTTCAGTCAACTTTAATGGTTGGCCGATTCAGGCTGTAGTTGAAGACTATGAAAAAGAAAAAGACATGATCACGGTTGGTGCAATTACGAAATACATGAAAAGGTATAGCTTTTTTGCTTTATATGTTCGCAATTTAGAAGGACAGAAAGCAGACGACAATCAGGCCTGGGTTGACATCACAGGTGACGTGCCATTTGCTGTTCGTGGCACATCACCAGTTAATCAGTACAACACCATACATGTTGAGCATCCAGCAACCACCGGAGAAGCTAGTGTTCAAGAATATCAGCTAATACCCGTCCCTGGGTATAGGTTCTATGGCGAATGGTTCGCTGGCCGTAGTGTCCCCGTCCGTTTGCTAGATGGAACAGAACTTTTCAAAGCAACTAATAATAGCTATTTATCCAGCGGATATAGAGTCTTTTTCACTGGCCAAAATTCAACGCTAACAGCTGCCGACGCAAGCAATCCAGAGTGGATTGTTGGAAGCGATGAAACTCTGGTGCGCTTAAACAGCGGCCCTGTAGCTGAATTGTCACGCTACACCACGCAGGATGCTCCAGCGTTACCACCTGAAGTTGCGGCTCCTGATCTGCCACTAGCAAAGGAATACAAGCCGGCATCGACTGGCAAAGCTTGCGTTCAATACGGATCTACGCAGGGCACACGGTTTTTTTGGAACGGTTCAGAGGTACGAGGCACTATTCAGAACGGCGATCCATTGGTGCTAGATAACAACTGTTGGCTGCGGGCACAACGGGAGGCTGGCGTCTTTAAATATGAAAAGGGTTCAATTCGTCAGTTTTACCAACCTGAGCAATATGAGCCAGTTAACAATTCACCGGCCGGCACGATAACTCCCGGCAACAATGATGGGTATAACTATGTGACCTGCGTTTATTACGATTACATAGTCCAGCAATATATTTATCGCTGGGAAAACAGCACGGTTGTATCGATTACTGACAAAACTAAAGATTGGCAGTACGTCGAGGCCGGCGGAGTCATAAGCCGTTATCGCATTGCGTTAGGACCACGAGGCGAAAATATGAAAGACCCGATTCAGGAAGAGGGGTTCGACTATTTTGATGATCCTGCACGCACTGAGTTATATGATTTTGACGGCACAAACGGCAACCCAAGGACGGGTGCAGTTCTGTTAGCGGATGGCCGATATCAGTTTTGGTTAAACGGAAGCGAGCTAGGCACAAACAGTGGCGGGGGAAAAAACCTATACATTAACGGCAATGCAGCTGGCGATAGTGATCGCTGGAGGGCAATGAATGTTGAGCAGCCTTATCAGCCTTATGAAGAAGAGCGCGTCGGCAGGATTCGAGAATGTGACCCTGACAAGTTTGCCCAGTTCAGCAAATGCGTAACAAGCGGCGTTGTGATGCTGACGATGGTCAATGATCAGTCTCAATCTGCCATGGTCGAGATTTCAAACCCAAACAACCCAAACGAGACAAAAATGGTTCGAGCTGTCACCATCTTTGTAGAAGGTGAGAGACTTGTAAAGAACGGGCCTTTTGAAGACTGGGGTGGAAATATTAACAAGTGGGAATTTGAAGGCTTATTTTATGAGCCATACAAGGTCGGCATTGAAGACGGGCCACCAATTTGCGGCCCAGCAGACCAACGTAGCCCGGTTTACCGCCTAAACGTACTGCAGGTTAGAGAAGAACAAAGAGAACAAAGATCGATCACTTATGAATTTTTAAGAGAAGAATTTCAAGCCTGGCAAATTGAAAAAGAAGTGTTGTCTGAAGAAATACCGGCTAAGTGGGAAATTGTTAAATCTGAAATTGAACGATTAGAGCCAGAGATCCCAGTTGAGACGGTTGAAAATATCAAAGGTGAAAAGGTGGAAGAAGGAAAGCGGAACATTTCAGGCAAAGCCCGCGTCAGATACTATTCATCGGTCAATGCTTATCAATGGAAAGTCACTGACCCTGGCGTGAATTATTCTGTTGGTGAAAAAGTATTGATTGGTGAAATTGGCGAAAAGGACATCACTGTTGCAGCCATTCAGGCTAACAGCGAAGATCTGGAAGATCCGTCTTATGGCAATTTGATAAAAGATGGAAACAACTATTTCCCGTTAAACGCTGTATGTGATTATTTTATAAACAATACCGACACCAGCAGTCATGCGAATGGCCCAGAACATACGATCTGTATGGCCAATGAAATCATAAAGCAGGAAGACGATGAAGTTCCTCACTACGACGACCTGGCTTTAGTTGGCATCAAGCTGACTAATTCAAAAGAATGGTCGTCATTTAGCAATCTTTCTGCGTGGGTCAACAAAGGGATCAAAGTTGAGCACCTAATCACTGAAGGTGATCGTGGCGAACGAGGGGCAACCAATCTCTTCCCAGAAATTGCCTATGCCTTGCTAACTGATGATCGCATTGGTGCAGGAAAGTTAGTTGGTGCGACAGCTGTTGACCGGGATTCCATGACAGAGGCAGCCAGGTTTTGCCAGGCCAATGATTTTTATTGGGATGGCGTTGTGTCAGAGGCAATCAACCTGCGTGAATTTATTTTTGCCAATGCTGGATACATCCTTTGCGACTTCACGATCAAAGGTGGTCGGTTTGCGTTGGTGCCATCAGTTCCATTTTGCTCTGATTACACGATTGACGCTGCACAACAAATCAATATCAAAGCCTTATTTACTGACGGCAACATAAAGAATGGCAGCATGAGAGTAACGTTCCTTTCGCCAGAGGAACGGCAACTTTTCAAAGCTGTGGTGGTTTATCGGCAAGAAATACGCAATGGATTTCCGCAAACGCGGACCATGACTACTTACTTAGAGGCAGGTTCTGACAATGATCCAATTGAAGAGTTTGATTTGAGCAGTTTCTGCACATCAGAAAATCAAGCCCGGTTTTTCTCTAGGACTGCCTTAAAGCTGCGCCAACTGGTGGACCATGGCATTACGTTTGAAACGACTCCGCAATCTGCTATGAGCCTTGAGCCTGGCGACTATTTCAAAGTGGCCACCAAGGTCAGCCACACCGACCGCTTCCATAGCGGAATGATTGATCCGTCTGGGAACGTGGTTTCATCTGAAAAGGCTGTCACTGCATCTTTTGACGTTGTGTACTGGCGACCAGGCGAAACGCAAACGCAGGAAGCAACGCTGAGTTACAGCGATGGCAAAACAATCAACGCCGCTTTGTTTGGCTGTATTTGGGCCAAGGTCAGCAGTAGAGAGAATACACGCGTTTACAAGGTTGAAACGCTTAGTTACTCAGACGACGGTCTTGTCTCTATCAGCGGTTCTTTCACACCATTGACCGATAGTGGATCTCTAGCGGTCATAGATTATGAAGACAGCGACTTTGTCGAGGAGAACACTTGATGCAGCAGCGTGAATTCCCCCAGTTAACGCCTACCAGTCGCAGTTATCGTCCTGGCCGGCAATCTGAAACCGTTTTTGAAAGTCAGAACGGCTCGACAGTGCTTGTTCAATTCGGGGGCAGTTTTGTCAATTCCGAGATCGATCTAGAGTTTCGGAACATTAGTGATGCAGATGCCCGGCTGATCTTGGTTCATTACGACAGCGTTCAAGATGATGACTACGTTGTATTTTCAGACACTCGCGGCCTAGGTGGGATGGGCGCCACCTTGCAGCAGGCCATTCAAACGGGGCAAGAACTGCTGCGCTATCGCTACAAAGCCCCCCCACAACTGCAAAGCGTATATCCAGGCATTAGCACCGTCCGCTGTTCGTTTATTGGCCTTTTGTATGGCGTTTAGAATTAGGCCATTGTTGTTCTAGCCATGGGTCAGTTTTATTCCGGTCAACATGGCCAGCTCTACATCAAGCCATCATCAGCTGGTTCGCAGCAAAAAGTCGGGAACCTGAAAAACTGGTCGATTACGTTCTCAATGCCGACGATTGAGACAACGTGTCTTGAAGATACCGACCGAACAATCATGCACGGTGTCCGAAGTTTCAACGGGACATCGTCTTTGCTGTATTACCAGGAAGCCAGCAGCAATTTGCGGTTAATGACTCAAGATTTTATGTATGGAAAGAGCCTGCAAAGCGATTACAGAAGTAAGAATTTCGGGCAAAATGCGGAGCCTAACTACTCAAACATGATCTTGAGATTGTTTGATGGCAGTAACCGCGATTTCGAATTTACTTGTTTGATCACAAATTTCACCATTTCTTGCACCGTCGGCGAGGTGGTCACCGCTGAGATGAGTTTTGAAGGCCATGGCCTGCCACCCACAATGGATCTGATCACATGACCGTCTATCTCGGCGAAAACGGATCAGTTCAGATCAAGCGGAAGTCTGGTGAGCCTATTCGCGGTGGTCTAACGCCTGGTGATGTCTCTGTCGCTAAACGTCGGTTTAGTTTGGCTGACAACGACATACAAGGCGAGCTGATATCTGGCGATCAGGTCGACATTAAGCGCACAGACGGCGGCAACTTACAGCTAGTAGCGGCGCACAATTACCCAGATTGGCGTGG